TCGCCATATTTGTCATTGTGGTCTTTTACTTTATCTCTTAGTATTCTCTCAATCCGAGCAGAAATTTTTGCCTTTGTTTCTGCTTCATCTTCTTCATCAATATCAACTTCAATTTCTCTTACATCAACCTCATCTTCATCTTCTTCATTATCCATTTCAGGCGATGTATATTCTTCATCTTCCTTTTCTAACTTCATCAAATTGATAGGTACGAAATAATCATCAAAATCTTCACAATTCTCATCTGTTCCATAACTCATGGCTTGTCTTTTTTCATTCGGAGTTACCCACCATGATTTTGCCATTTGGTCAACTATCTTTTCTGTCTCTTCTTGCAATTCAGGAATCACAGTAAAGTCAAAATCTAAATAAAGATTTTCACCAAACTTAGGCACCAACCATCTGTTTAGTTCTTCCCTGATTTTTATAAGATGAGGTATTACTGCATTTTGATACAAAGCCTTTTTTGCTTCCTTCATATTATTATACGTTGAAGCATCTGTATTATTTAACAACTGAACAGGTACATTGTAGACATTACACAAATCACGAATAGATGCCTTATGTTGTTCAATCAATGACAAATCTGAAGCACTTAAACCAAAGTTAATCCATGATAGTTTTTTTGGAGTTATTACCACATCCCCTGCATTATTAGAGCCTTGGTAATTACTCCTAAATTTATCCTTTAATTGTTGTGCTTGAGCAGCACTCAAATCTCCCTCATCAGACATAAGAACACCACGAGCAGTTTGGTTCTGTAAATACTTCACCCCTGTTGTAGTTGCCTCATTATTAGCTTGTAACGTTCTTAGACCTGCCTTCAATGGGCTCATCCCATAAAGATGCGAACCTGTACCATCATAGTAGGGGTTAAAATCCTTAATGTGGCAAATATTGTTTGCAGGTATTGTGATATAACCATTATAGCTTAATGAATACTCTTTAACAGGTTCAAATATGCCCCCTGAATGAATTTCAACTTTATGAGAAGGTAAAACATACAACTCTAAAAATCTGCCTTTATTCTGTCCTGTTTCAGGGCTAATACCATAGATGTATGAATTTCCTGTTAGCCTATCAAAAGAAATTAATTCTTGCATAAAACTAACATAAGATTGCGATGGGTTTGGTCTCTTCAACAACTCATGCAAAGCGGTATCATTTACCTCAACCAAAGCAGATTTCTTTAATCTTTCTGATTTATAAAAAGTATCACTTGAAACAGAGCCTGAAGTGATAGCCTTATACCTCGCTAAATCATTTTCGCTCTGCACCTCATAAACGCAAAACGGAATACCTGAAGCCGATTTAGATATAATGTTTATAATGGAATAAACCGTGCTATTGTATCGGTATCCTTTATCAATATAAGTTTCATCATTTTCTGCATTCCAAACTACTTTTTCTCCGAGATAAGTATAAACTACTTTGTTAAATAATTCGTGTGTATTTTGTAGGCTTTTAGCAACGCCATTTCTAAATCTATCTAAGAATGATGCCATGTAAAAAAAATTTTAAAACAAAAATAGTCATTAAATCACAAAGAAGTTTGTTCTATTAGAATACTGCGTGTAGATAGCATATCTAATAGCATCCATCCCATGCGAGAAGTCATGTCTTGGTTTGTTTATTATTGTTCCATCTTTTAACTCTTCCCACAAATAGCTTGTGTATTCCTTCTTTATATTTTTGCTCTCATTACTTACAAACACCTCGTGCTCTTTCATGAAACTTATGCCTGCATTTACAGAACCCTGCCCCTTCTTCGAACCCTTTGCCCAAATGCCCATTCTTCGCATCTCTTCTATAATTTCAGGTCTTGCACTATCTCCAACACATAAGGTCTCTTGCAGATTTCTTTCAATCAGAAAATCAACAATGTCCCTTGCGGTCATTCCTTTTCTGTAACATATCTCATGTATGTAAATTCTATCTCCTGATTTTTGAACCTCAACAATTGCAGTTTCATCGTTTGAAAATCCGAAATCGATGCCAACCAATTTTTCATCAACTTCAGGAAAGTCTGCCAAAGGAATAAATGCCCAATTAGTATAAATCTGTCTCTTACTTAGAACTGCTCTCTGTCCCTCTCCATATACACGCCAATAGTCATAATCTCTTTCTTTCATTCTCTCAATCTCCTTAACCAAATCTTCACCAAGGTATTTGTTATCCTGATAGGTTGTAATCCATGTATCGCAATCCTCTCTTGGTATCACCTCATCGTAAATCCAATGCACAGGGTCTGAAGGATTAAAATCTAATATCATCATGTCGGTGGTTCTCATATTGATTTGCCTAAAATCTTCCAAATCCAACTCATTAGCTTCATTTAAAAAAGCAATCGACCTTTTACGACCTCTAATTTTTTGAGGTTGGTCTACACTCATAAACTCCACCTGATGCTTTCCATATTCAAAGATATTTGTGCTCTTGTTATATTCTCCCATGTATAACAATCCTGTCTGCTCCAAGATTCCGAGCATATCCCTTTGAGCCGAACCTTTTAAAGCAGGCAATGTTTTACGTATAATTGAAATAATGAGAGGTTTCTTTTCCGTAACGAGTAAATAGGCAATATACTGACAAACTGCATAGGTTTTGCCACTTCTTGTACCTCCCTGATGCACCTTAAATCTTTTCTTGCTATCGATGAGGTTATAAAATTGTACATTGCATTTTTGCTTTACTCTTCTCTGTTGGATGGCTCCCATTCTATAAGTGTAGATTGTACGTTACCATCAATAGCCAATTCAGTCTTCTCAATGTAACCTCTCTTCTTGCCCTTTGTTTTCAGAAGGAAAATAGTAGCAGCGGTGCTTCCTTCTCTTATCTGTTTATGCAATTGACTTTCTGCAAAATCCAAAGCGATATTCTGCACATCTTCAACCTCTTTTCTAAAATCTTTATCTTCTTCAAGCCATTTGTAGAATGTACTTCTTGCAATCCCCACCGAACGAACTGCAGTTGTAACTACCCCCAAAGACTTCTCTAAAGCTTCAAGCACTTTCTTTTTTTTAATGTCCTTTTTGTCCATTTTTCAAAACTCTTTTTTTCCTATTATACGCCTTTTCTTGGTGACCTCATTTTAAGGAAATTTTTGTTGTTTTGTAATTTAACTATTTTCCTGCCCCACTTCTTCACCAATACCTTATAGGCATCCATTTCTACGTCTTTCGTGCGATAAGCCACACAACCCCCTTCGTTTGTCAAATGAATCACATCTATGCCATATTTCATACACCTTAATGCTCCACCATATTTTGCAATATGTTGCATTGCATAATCGTAATCTTCTTTTACTCTTAATCTTTCATCAAAACGAATATCATTCTTAATGATTCCAATAATATTTGCACCAATTACACCCTGTGTGCTGAAAGGTGTATATTCTCTATAAAATTTATAATCTGCTGCCAAAGCAAAACCCCAAACTTTTAAACCCCAACCATTGCACAAATTGAATTGGTTATCTATGATTTTATGAATCCTGTCTTTGTCAATAAATGTTGTCATTTTACCTTTCTCAAAAGCATGAAAGCTTAATGCATCATCATCCACCTGCACATGCCATTCGTCATCAACATTGTCTAAAATCCAATTTCTTGTGCTTGTAATTCCTTTAACCTCATCAGGTACACCAATCACATTTTCGTGATGCTCTTTATATTCTTTTACTTCACTTTCAGGACACACGATGTAACTATCATGAAATAGCTTGTGAGTTGTAACCTTTCCTGCTCTCCCTTTTGATGGTATATAAACTCTAAAATCCATTATTTTTTATTTATGATTTTTAGCAACTCTTTGCCATTTTTAACTCTTCCAATTCCCTTTTGCATGTAGGTATCAGTAAAGCCTGGTTTTGCAACGGTCTTAATATCAAAAATATCTTTAATTACTTGCCAATCGAGTTGGTTGTCAAAAGTAAACACCACGTAATTGTGCTCTTCCAATATTTCCTCTGTGATTTCGATTTCAGGCTCATCCGCACCCTCTATTTGCAGTTTTTCATTTAAGATGGGTACATCTACCCCCCATTCAATTAACTGCTCTGAATCCCATTCGTTTGCCAAAATATCCCAATCCCATTCGCCGAAAGACGCATTGTCTTTAATTATGAACTCTTTTTTCTGTTCTTCACTCCATCCAAGAACCTGCTGAATCGGTACATCAATAATGCCTGCTTTCTTCAATGCCCTTAATCTCATATTGCCACCTAAAACAGTCATATTTTCATCAACTACCAACCTGCGAACTTCTAACATTTCAGGAAAAGCTTTTATTGATTTCACCAACTTTTTAAATGCCTTGTCTTTAATGAAACGAGGATTTTGGTCATTCTTTTTTATCTCTGCGATGTTTACTGTTTTAATCATGAAG